AAATACTGAACATCAAGCTTACGCGGACATGAAAGAGCGTTGGAAAACTATCAACGATGTCTGTGAAGGCTCAACCAAGATTAAAAAGCGTGGTGAGTATTACTTACCTAAGCCAAATGTTACAGCAGATGCTACTCAAAACGACCAGTATTATTTAGCGTACTTAACGCGAGCTGTGTTTTACGAGATTTCAAAAGACACATTAAATAAGATGGTAGGTGTGGTATTTGCGGAGGATCCAACATTCGAACCGGATGGAATGGATTTTCTTAAGTACGATGCAGATGGTACAGGTAAATCAATTTACCAAGTGGGGCAATCATGCCTACAAGGTTTATTAAAACATGCACGTGGTGGTCTATTTGTTGACTATCCAACTACCGACGGCAATGTATCTGTACAGCAAGCAGAAAACTTAGGTATTCGCCCAACAATTGTTTTCTATGATGCTCTAAATATTATCAATTGGAGCGTCAAGCGTGTTGGATCTGTTTATAAGCCTGATTTAATCGTTTTGTATGAAAAATCTACAGTAAAAGATCCAGAAGACGAGTTTGCTAAAAAAGAAGTAAATACTTACCGAGTATTACGTCTTGATGGGAAAAATGAATATAACGTTCAAGTTTATTCGGATCAGTTGGGCGATTTACAGGGCGGTGAAATTCACTACCCAACTAATTCATTAGGCCAAAGATGGAATGAAATTCCTTTTATTCCTTTGGGGGCTTTGGCTAATGATTGGAATATTGACTCAATTCCATTGGAACCAATTGTCACCATGAACTTGGCCCATTATCAGAATAGTGCGAGCTATGAAGAGATGGTGTTCATATGTGGTCAGGCTCAACCAGTAATTAATGAACTAGATACCGATTGGCGTGACTGGCTTCAAAAAAATGGTGTCCGCTTAGGTTCTAAAAATCCTTTAATGCTTCCGAAAGGCTCATCATTTGACTATAAGCAAGTCACTGAGAGCACCTTAGCTAAACAGGCTATGGAGGGTAAAGAAAAGTACATGCAAGCGCAAGGCGCTAAGTTATTTGAGGTTGAGCAAGGCAATAAAACGGCTACTCAATCCAATAACGAAAAACTTGCACAATACAGTGTGCTTTCTCTTTGTGTGGCAAACACTAATGAAGCTATGGAATATGCGCTGAAATGGTGTGCAGAGTTCTATGGTTCTGGAAGTAAAGCTAAGCTAACCATTAAGCAAGACTTTGCTAAAGGCAAGATTGATCTTGATACGCTTAAGTTCTATTGGGAAATGGTGCTTGCTAATCGCATGAGTATGGAAACATTCCATGAGATTCTAACTACAGGAAAAGTTCCTGAAATTAGTTTTGAGGATGAGCAGACCCGTATTGAAAGCGAAGCAGTTAATCGGCCTATGGTTGGATATGTACCGGGAGTGACAAATGAACAGCCAGTTGTCACAACAAGCACTACTTGATGCTTTAGTCTCTCATCAAGCTTATCTTTATCGCTTGTCATCTAGTGAAATCACAAAGCTTGTTTCTCAGTTTGATTCAATATCGGGCGATATGCTGTCACAGCTTAGAGATTTGCTAGATGAGTTAAGCGATGCTGAAAGATCGGCTTTGATGGCAGGACAATACACAACACCTGCTTTAAAAGAGATTCGGACAGTTATCCAATCATGGCAAAGTACGGTAGCGTCAACGCTTATTGAGAGCTTCTCTGTAAGCGCAACGGCATTGGCGGTATATGAAGCTTCATATCAAGCTAAAACTCTTGCTGAGAAGCAAATAGAGCCAAATGGCAATACATTGCTTAATAAAGCAAAGAAAGCCCCGTTAAGTGGCGGTGTGCTGCTTGATTCTATCTTTGCTCGAATTGCCGATGATACCCGTCTCAGAGTGGAGCAGGTAATTCGTGATGGTTTATCTAATGATCAGACCAATCAGCAGATCATCCAAAGGATTAAAGGTAAGAAAGCCCTTAATTATCAAGATGGGCTACTTGAGCAAAGCCGATCACAGATATCTACAATGGTTCGTACTGCTAGAAGTCATGTATCTAATGTGGCCTTGAATGAAACGTACACTGCCATCGGTGTTGAGTATGTAAAGTTCATTGCAACACTGGACAGTCGTACTTCTAAAATCTGTATGGGATATTCGGACAAGGTATACAAGAAAGATGAGCCGCATCCAGTACCCCCATTACATCCTAATTGCCGATCATTATTAATTCCTGTCACTGATGAGCATGGTAAAACTATTGGTAAGCGACCTTTCAACAACAAGGTGAATGGTGAAGGTGAAATAGGTGTTGTTGATTCAAACACAACATTTAAAGGTTGGTTTGATAAACAAGATGCAGCTTTTCAAAAGTCTTGGCTTGGCCCTGCAAGATACAAGCTATTCAAAGAGGGTAAATACTCTCTAGATAAGTTTGTAGATCCTTTGACTGGTCAGCCATTCACTCTTGCTGAGCTTAAAAAGCTTGATGAAGAAATGTTTAAGAGGTTGGGGCTATGATCTATTTCTTTTGTGTTCTTCTCTTTGTTGCGCTTTTATATGGAAAAGCTGACGGCATAGGGGCTTTTGCCTTAGCAATTGTTGATTTGGCATTAATTGCTGCAATCCTATTTTTATGGTGTGCAGATAAAAAGGTATTCCTATGATCACATCCGAACAGCAACTTATTAATGACCTAATCCTATGGTCTTGGACTATTCCAAGAAAATAACAGTTTTAAAACCTTAGCACCTTCGGGTGCTTTTTTATTGCCCGCAGTTTGTGACTGCAAAACCGCTCAGGGAGCAAAACATGAAATACAAACTCGATAGCCTAGAGGGCTTATCTGATGAAATGAAGGCACTTTATGAAGAAAAAGACGGTGCATTTTATTTAAAAGTTGAAGGTCTGCCGCAGCAAGACAATTCAGAGCTTGATGGGTTAAAGCGAAAAGTTGAAGAACTTCTTGGAGAAAAGAAATCTGCTCAACAAAAACAACGTGAAGCAGAAGAAAAAGCCCAAAAAGAAGCTGAAGAAGCGGCCCGTAAAAAAGGTGATGTTGCTGCAATTGAAGCATCTTGGAAAGCCAAGTTAGAACAAGCAGAAGCTAAACATGCCGAAGCAACCAAAGCATTGCAAGACCAAGTCTACAAATTAACTGTCGGGCAAACAGCACAATCTTTAGCAAGTGAGCTTTCTATCAAAGGCTCGGAGGCAGTATTGCTTCCACACATTACAAACCGTCTTCAAGTTGAAACTGATGAAAACGGTGAAGTCAAAGTTCGAGTACTAGATTCGCAGGGCAAACCTAGTGCAATGAACATTGATGATCTTAAAAAAGAGTTCCGCAGCAATGTGGCATTTAAGCCATTAATTGTTGCTTCAAATGCGTCAGGAAGTGGGGCTTCTGGCGGTGGTTCAGGTGGTGGAGCTGCTAAGAAACCAAGCGAAATGACACCTCAAGAACGTTTGGATTTCCAAAAGAGTGACCCTCAAGGATTCCAGTCTGCGTTGGCGAATGGTGACTTTAATAATTAATTTTTAGGAGTATATCCATGCCTTCTTTAGTAGAAGTATTTAACCGTGACGTAGTTTTATCTTATCTGCGTCCGAACCCTGTGGCAGTGTCGCCTCTCGTACAATCTGGTGCATTCGCGTCTGATGACCGCTTACGTCCTTTGTTAACAAGTGGTTCTTCAACTTTCATTGTTCCCTATATCAATGGTATCGATGGCAACGTTGAGCAGAACTATGGAAACACCATTCTGACTGATATTGCAATGCCACGAACTATTGATGCTGGTTCAATGACTGGCCGTGTCGCGTATATGAACGAAGGTTTTGTTGAATCCACATTGGCTCGTTACTTATCACAAGTAAATGCACTTGAATTAATTGGTGGCATGCTTAACAAGTACTGGCTCGATGCTGCTGAAAATCGTGCACGAGCAACAGTAATTGGCTTGCGTAATTATGACCAAGCTAATAATAAAGTGCTTACAACAGACATCTCAGCTTCAACTGCAACTGATGCTACACGATGGTCAGTAGATGCTTACATTGATGCAGAAAGCACCATGAAACAAGCATTACGTGGCCGTGGTGTGATGTTTGTACATTCGCGTATTGCAGCGAAGATGCGTAAACAGCAACTTCTTGAGCAAGTGACCACTAGCGATAACTTGCCACCTATCACTGTTTATAACGGTCGTGCGGTAATTGAAACTGACTTCAATACACAGATCGGAACTGGTGCAAACGCTAAGTTCATTACGATCCTAGCAGGTCCGGGTGCTTTCTCTTTTGACTCGGTGCCGGGTCCAGAAGATTTAGAAATTGAACGTACTGCTGCAACTGGTAACGGTGCTGGTCATCGTTGCTTATGGACTCGTCGCAATATGCTAATCCACCCACAAGGGTTTAGCTTCATTGCTCCAGAAAATACGCTTAGTGGCGGTACGGAAACAGAAGCATTAAGTGCATCTTGGGCCGACTTGCAGAAAGCTGAAAACTGGAAACTGGAAACAGCAGCAGAAGACACCTCAATCCGCTTCCTAATTACTAACCTTTAAGGAGAGCAGTCATGGCTGAGAAGCAACCAGACTACAAATACCAATATCCAACAGACCGCCGATATGCTGATGATGCAACAGACACATTAGCAGCGGGTACGATGTTTGATCCTGCAAAGACGGCAGGCGATTACGGCATTAAGGACCCTGAAGTAGCGGTTCCAGTACCAGAAGCTCCGCTTAACGGTGGCGCTTAACTCAAGTAGGGCGGCTTTCGAGCCGTCCTTCTTAATTAGATTTTTAGGATTAAGCTATGAACTATGTGACAGTCGAAAGTGTGACTCAAAAGCTAGGGCCTAACTGGTGGGGTAATGGCGACCCTGTCATTGCAGTAATGCAGGCGAACGCGTGGCTTAATGCTAAGAATTTACCAGAATATCCAGGAGGTGAAGTTCCTGATTCTATTCTGACAGCAGGCGCATATCTGGCAAAGCTTGCATCAGCAGGTCAACTCTACACAACCAAAGAAGGCGTTGTATCCTCTAAAACCGTTTCTGCCCAATCTGGCACGTCTGTTAGCAAAACTTATGTTGCTGGCAAGGAAGAGTCAGTTAGCGGTGATATGCAATTCATTCTTGACCTTCTAGAACCATTCTTGAGTGAGAAGTATCACATCAACACTTATGTCATAACGGAGTAAGTCATGGGAATGCGTGATGAGATTCAGCAGGAATTGGCAGCTGCGTTTGATGCTGAAGATGAACTGGCAGACGCTGTAGATTCCTTTACCTGTACTCGTAAGATTTTAACAGGATCGAATCCTGCTACTGGCGAGGATACTTACACAGCATATGTATACGGTGGCAGAGGCGTCCTATTTGGCTCATATCTTAAAGATTTAGTGAAGCCTATAGATTACCGAGCCACTGACTCAAAAGCCGTGCTACTGCAAAATGAAGTGGTATCAAGTGATGGTGATTTAGTTGAGCCAGAAGTTAATGACATTTGGGTGATCGAAGGCGGAAATTATCGGGTTGTGAGTTGCGGGAAAGACCCCGCAGATGCGACATGGATTGCTCAGTTGAGGAAAGTGTAATGATTAACTTAGATGATGGAAATTTGATTACCCAAGCTATTAATGAAGATGGTGTATATCATGTTGAAGTTCGCAAAGACAATTTACCAAAGAAAGTCATGATAGATGGTGAAGAGTGCAAGTTTGTAATTTTTGCTGACACAAACAAGGGTTATTTGATTCGCCATAAAACAACGCTAGAAGGACGTGTTGTGACAGTGTTTAACGAACCTGCTTTTGAGCTTCTTTTTGGAAAGGTGGAGGTGATCATTAATGGGCTGGACAAGCAAACCAACGAGCTTTATCCAAACTGTTGAGGCAGACCTAACCAAAAGACAAAAAGATATTGTGATTGATGCCTTGGGTGGAGTGGTAATGCAAAGTCCAGTGGATACAGGTGCATTCCGAGCCTCACACAGAGTTAGCATTAACCAGCCTGACCAATCCTATAATGAAGCAGAAGAGGATAAAGGCGGAGCTTCAACAATCAGCAAGGGTACAAGTGCTTTATCTCGATTAGTTCCTTACTCGGCAGTCTACATTCAAACAAATAGCCCATATGGAACAAAGATTGAATACGGGAACTTCACGGACAAACCTTCCACTCCCAAAACAACTGGCGGCTACTCTAAACAAGCACCTCAAGGCGTTTATTCCACAACCTTTAACTATATTGCTCAAAAATACGGTGGTTAAAAATGGCAATGACACTAGATCAAGCTCGACAAGCCATAATCACTCGAGCAATGGCATTTACTGGAATAGCTCAAACTCGGATTAAGTATCCAAATAAAGATTTCACAGTTCCGGCTGATGGACTTTGGTGTGACATTAATATTTTATGGGGACAGTCATTGATTGCTGGTGTTGGTGATACTCCATGCACACGCAGAACTGGTCTAATCTCAATTAACTGCATGGCTCGCTTAAATACTCATGAAGTAGCAATCACACAGCTTGCAGATGCTTGGTTAAGCCACTTTGAATATTTCTCAACCGGTCAATTAGAAATACTTCAAGGCCAAGTGCAGAACTTGGGTAATAACACGGACTTTGTTCAATATAATGTGTCGATTGGATTTAGGGTGAATTGATATGAATGACTACCAAATGATTCTTAAAGAAATAGAGCAGAAAAAGGCACAACTTGAGCAAGAGTTGATGCAGCTTGTCAGTGCTAAAGTCAATGAATGGCAGAGTGTAAACAATCTACCAATCAAAAGTATTTACATTGATCTTGCTGATGTAACTTCACTAGGCGGGAATAAGAAATACATCGTATCTGCTGCTTCTGTAGACATAGACTACAAGCCTTAATCGCACAACAAACCTAATTTAATTTTAAACGAACCTGTCCTTAGCGGCAGGTTTTTTTATGCCTGAAATTCAGGCGAACACTGGCTAGAGCGACGGTTCGAAAGGAAGATGGTCATTCGACTACTCATTGCATCTTCTTGCCAGTGATTTTTATTTATGGGTAGTCGGAGCATATCAATGAATGCAAAACCTAAAATTGAAAACACTTATCAGCAAATGGTTGTTCCATTTCAGGACGCCAAGCTATCAATTATTGAATACAACAATCAACCCTATGTGCCAATGAAGCCAATTGTAGAAGGCATGGGGTTGGATTGGAAAAGCCAGTATCGAAAGATCACTAATAAATTTAAAACCTGCATGGTCAAAATGACCATTCAGCTTTTTGGTGACAGCCAAACTCGTGAAGTGGTAATGCTGCCTTTACGAAAGTTACCAGCTTGGCTTTATTCCGTTGAACCAAACAAGGTAAAGCCTGAACTAAAAGACACAGTTATTAAATATCAAGAACAGTGTGATGATGTCCTTTGGAATCATTGGTCTGGGAAGTTGAGTGCTAGGCAGAAAGCCTTCGATGAACTTAATCAAATCGATATGGCTGACAAAGTTTCTAAAGAAAAAGCGACATATTTTAGTTTAGGCATGCACCAACGTAAGCGAGAAAAGAAAGTAAATGAGCAGAAGCGCCTTAATTGGCTAAATCAGAATCTCGGTGTGCTAGAGCTTGGAGTCTGATCATGGATCTTTTGAATTTTGATGCTTACCTTATCTTTGCCTGTCGCTTAGCCAATGATTCTGATGAAGAAGTGGATTTTATCTGCGATGAAGTTAAGTTTGTTGTTCAGGCTGCTTCTAAAGCAAATATGCAAACCTTTGAAGATAAGTATGAGCAAATTAAGCAAGCATTCCCTCACTGCAAAATCATCATGACTCATAGACCGCTATTCAACTTAATAGAAACCCTTGACCAATATGAACGCTTGCAAGCCGCAATGATTGCTGATGGCGATCTGCTTGATGGTGGTCCAACTGGACGCATCGCAGATGCTTTCCGATGGGAGCCAAAGCATGACGGAGCAAGGCAACGCGGACATTGTTAATTATTTAAATATCCAACGCCCTCAATTCGAGGGCTTTTTAATGCCCGAAAATTAAGGAGAACTTAGATGAGTTCTGGTGCACGTCAGCTAACACAAATAGCAAAAGAAACCACAATTGGTGTAACTCCAAGCCCATTTGACCGTCAAACATTCGAATTCACTGAAAATGCATTAGATGCGACTGTGACAAAAGAGTCATCTAATTCAATTGCTGATTCACGCATTGCACGATCTTCAATGATCACAGGTGCAGAATATGCAGGTGATCTAACATGTGAAGCCAAATACAGCCCTTTGATTCAAGATTTAATGGCCGCTGCTGCTTTTAACAACTGGGCAACTGATGTATTAACTTTTGGCGGCAATGTTCGCCAGACCTTCAGTGTGTTGCGTGGCTTTACTGATGTGAATGACTACCACATCTTTAAAGGTGCTCACGTAAATACCTTTGGAATTGACATTCCAGAACAGGGCCTTATCACCATGACATTCGGCCTTATGGCATTAGGTCGACTTGGTGCAACTACACCGCCTCTAGGAACAGTCACTCCAGCAGATGACAATCCTAAGATGTCGAACATTTCGGTTGGCGACATTCTAATTGATGGTGTTTCTCAAGCAGGCATTTCTTGCATTACTGCGTTCTCCTTCAACTGGGATAATTCAATGCAAGTTCAGCGCTGTTTAGGCAGTGGCATTGATCCTAAAAAGATCTTAGAAATGATTGCGGCTGGCACAGGTTCCTTTACAGCAGCTTGGTCTCAAAACACGTCTGAAATGTATGCAAAGCAATTCACTAATGCAAACATTTCATTGCGAGTTCCTATCACAGATAGTGAAGGTAATGAATATGAGCTATTCATTCCTAAAGTCGAAATTACTGCAAGCCTTCCATCTGGCGGTACAGGCGACATTTTAAATACTTCATTTGACTACACTGTTGTTGATGAAGCGCCAACAATCACACGTACACCAGCAACGCCTTAATAGAGAGAAAATAAATGGCTTTTGATATTGTTGAAAAGAACAAAAACATCACTTTCCCTTTTGAATGGGTTGATTTTCCTAGTGGTGGAAAATTTAAAGTAAATGGGATTATGCAACCCGAGTTCCAACGAGCATTAGAAATTTTTAATCAAGAAACAGCAGCGGAAGCGGCTGATCTTAATTTAATCTCGAATGATCGAATCGAAAACCGCAACGACAAATTTGCATATGCAGTTGGTGTCTTTCTGGTGAATGACTGGAAGGGTATAGAGTTAAGTGATGGCACCTTATTAGAGTACACGCGTGAGAATGTTGAAAAGATCTTCTGCAAGTCTGCTCAAAAGACGCAATTAATTGACTTTGTGATTCAGGAAGCTACACGTATTCAAACTGAGTCATTAAAGGCTGCTAATGCTTTACTGGGAAAGTCTCAAACCTCTACGAGTGGTGCAAGTTCGGTTCAGAAGAAGAAGCGAACGACTACAGCAAAAAGCAAGTAGCCATTGCTAAGGCTTTAAATAAAGAAGCTACGAATATTTTGCAAAAGCCAAACTATTCGTATGTAGCAAACGCCATCCTTTCAGCCTACAACACCATTGCTCGTTCTAGACGATACGAGCAGGGTGTTCCATTGGCTATCGATATAGCTGCGATCAATTCTTACGTTGAGCAGTACGATTTACCGGTTGAACGATTCATCTTCAATGACTGTATATTTACGCTGGATAACTTGTTCTTGGATGAAGCGCATAAGAAGACGAGTAAGAAGTAAAACAATCTTGCAATACCCTAATTAAAACGGTAAATTTAAGACTCATAATCTGCTCACTCTTTGAGTAAGGCCATCGTCGAAAGTCGGGCTTTTTATTGTTGGTTGGTAATCCACTTAACAAAGGAAAGCATGATGAATAACCTTACTCGTGCAGAACCTAATTTCATCATGCGTGAAAAAAAGGAACTGCAAAAGAGGCTCTTAGATAAGAACAGCCAGCTATTAGAATTGATGCAAAGAGTTGAAAAATACTTGATGAGGATAGAAAAATAGTTAGTTGTTTTTTCTACAAAAAAGCCCGCCTAATCAGCGGGTTTATTTGTTTCTAGTTCTTCAATTCTTGCCATAAGTTGATCAATTAATTTCATTGATCGATTAATATTTTGTGTTGTCAGATTAAGTAGTTCAGAAAGCTCTGGTGATAGCCCCTTTTCTTCGCTAAAGCTCTCCTCAAGTCTGTATTGAGCTTCGGCATTAATTGATCGGCCACTCTCAGTTGCGGCTTGCTTAATCTTTTCCTTCAATTCCTCTGGAATACGTAGATTAAATTGAATATCAGCCATTTTTAAACAACTACATTGAAAGTTGTTAGCATTATGCTATCAAAAACTCTTGACATCAATGTTAGCATACCGCTAACATAGCAAAACGCTAACAAATAGCGTTCAACCTAAAGGAGTAAGAGATGAGTGCTGTTCAGATGAACACGCGAATGCCTGAAGAGCTTAAAGAGTTTTTATTAGAACAGGCAAAAAAAGAAGGGCGCTCTTTGAATAACTACTTAGTTAGACATTTTGAAGAGTTAAAAAAGAAGTTAACACAAGAGAGTGCGAAAGCATGAAATTTAACAGGCACAAAAAAACCTTGCCTTCCGCCAAGAATAAACAAGGTTTAGTTGTGTCACAGAGGACTAATAACTATGGGTACTATACCATTCCAATTTAAAAGTGACAAGGTTCCAGACCTTCTAGACCTAATCACTCAAACACCAGATGCTTTATTTGAAAAAGTGGCTTGTAAACGAATTGCAGCCACAAATGAAGAAGAAAGCTTTCTTGAAAATGTAAGCAAAGCTGCTGAGAACGCTAACACACCTGTATTAATGGGAATTAGCGCAATCGGGGAATTACTTGCTCATGTAACAGATGAAGTTCGAATAGAAGCCATTAATGATATTGGTTGGCTAATCCATTCACTAGGTATGCAAGCTAACGCAGTTTGCAAACTTAAAGAAGATGCAGAAGTTCTACTTGCTGAGAGTAGAAAAATCAAAATTGCTTCGGTTAATGGAGGGCTAATGTCATGAATGCAGCAGTTAACCAGTTAGTAGAAGTGGCAAATAAGCAAACAGCAATTATTGAATATAATTCAATGCCAGTCATTACAACCGAGCAACTTGCGGATCTTTATTTCACAGAGATTATTAATATTCAGAAAAACTTTTCTAGAAATTCTGGACGCTTTATTGAAGGTAAGCACTATTACAAGGTTGAAGGTGAAGAACTTCGAGAACTTAAAAGTACACTGACTGACTTTCAGGTAGTCAGTCCAAATGCTAGATCTTTAATGCTTTGGACGGAAAAGGGTGCAGCTCGCCATGCAAAGATTCTTGACACCGAGCAAGCATGGGAAGTTTTCGAGCAGTTGGAAGATTGTTACTTCAATAAGAAGGAAGCATCTAAAAGTAGTTCGGCTAATGATTTAATCGCTTTGCCTAACTTCTTTGATCCTGCCGAAGCCGCTCGAGCATGGGCTGATCAATATGAAGCAAAACAAATTGCCTGCAAAGAACGTGACCACGCAATAGAAACCAAAGCCCATATCAGCGACAAGAAAACAGCTACGGCTATGGCAACTGCTTCAGTTAAGAGTCGTCAGGCTGAGAAGTTGAAAGAGCAGATTGGCGAATCTAAGAACTATGCTTCGGTCAAAGCGGTTGAAAAGGTCGCAGGTGGCAAATACAACTGGCGCGAGCTTAAGAAATGGTGCCTAGCTCATGGCAAGAAGATTAAAGACATTGCCGATGCTAATTATGGATCTGTGAAGATTTACCATAAGGATGCATGGAAAGCCGTTTATGGAATTAATCTGACCGATTACTTTGCTGCCTAAACTTTTAAAACCTATGTTATAAATACCCTCATATTTGAGGGTATTTTTATGAAAAAGATTATTTTGTTGGGTCTAATGTTTGGACTCGTGGGTTGTGGCGAGTCTAAAAATAGCACAGGTAGTAATGACAATATTAGGGAGTGTGTGCAAAAAGGTGTTGCATACTATAAAGAAATAGGTTCATACCCAATGCTTAAATCAGAGAATATCTCCGCGGAAGATAAGGCTTTGCAAAAGTGTGAGAACAGTTCAGTTGCGTTTGATTCGCTGTAGTGATTAATTTTATTCAAAATTTTATGTTATAAATACCTTAAAAATAGGGGTATTTATATGGGATTTAATTTTAGAAAGAGTATAAAAATAATACCTGGTGTGAAGCTAAATATAACGCAGAAAGGTATTAGTAGTGTTTCAGTTGGGAAAAATGGTGCTAGAGTCAATGTAGGGAAAAAAGGTGTGCGAACTACAGCAGGACTACCTGGTACAGGTCTTTCCTACACAACGCACAGTCCTTACAAAAAATCGGGAAAGTTTGATAAAGAGCCAAATTACCTATTAAGTCAGGAACAGGCTTCTAAAGGACAAAGAAGTATTTTAATGTCTATTCTTTTATGGATTGGAATCCTTGCTTTTCCATTTCTTTTCGCTTGGTTCACTCTACAAAAAAAATATACAAACATAGAGAGGGTTTTAGCATTTGGATGGTTGTTGTTAGTTGTCTTCGGTATGATTTCTAAATAAGGCATTAGTATGAAAAAGTTAGTTTTAATAAGCTCATTATTCTTGTTAGGCGGATGTGCTACAACTGCTAATTTCTATGAATTAACCCCTTCGCAAACAGTGAACTATGGCTATTGGACTGGTGCACATTCGAATGTTTCAGTTGCGACCTTAAAATTAAATAAAGATGGTACGGGGGTTATTTGCCAAGACTATCAAGGTGAAGCAAAAGTACAATCGATCAAGAAAGTAGGCAATAAAGTTTATACACAAGATGGATCATTTTGGACTATTAAGGCAGAAACCAATACTAACCTTGAGCTAGCTTATGGCGCAGGGGGTAGCTACAAGCTAATTAAAGATGATCAGAAAACTAATATTACACCAGCCTGTAAGTCGAAATTGGATTAATAAGCCGTATTAAAAAAGCCCGACCAAGTGTCGGGTTTTTTATTGCCTAGAATTTGGAGAATGAAATGCCTGAATCTGTAAGTCGCTTGGTTATTGTGGTCGATACCAAAGATGGAAAAAAAGAAGTTGATGCTTTAGATAAATCTCTAGGTAATGCCGAGAAACAAGGTGATAAGACCGCAAAATCAATTAAAAATGTAGGTCAAGAAACAGGTAAAACTACTGATTTATTCTCGAAATTTAAGGATCAGATTAACTCATCTTTAGGTAACACTCGCATTGGATCTGTTATTGGTGATGTTACCCAAAAAGTTACCGCATTAAGTGGAAGTGTAGGTATCGCTGCTGCTGGGCTTGCAGGTTTAGCAGTTGGTGGTGCTGCCGTTGCATTTGCGGGTCTTTCTGCTTTGGCAATCCAAACAGCAAAAGCAGATGCTGAAATGATTGTGTTGGCAAATCGTGCAAACACCAGCACACAGAACTTTCAGATCCTTTCCCATGCTGCTGAACAGTTAGGCATGTCACAAGATGGCTTGGCGCAATCTTTAGCAGATGCTCAAGAAAAGCTAGGCGAATTTACAGCTAGTGGGGGTGGTGGTGAAGCTGCAGATTTCTTTGATGCTTTAAAAAATAACACCAAAATGACCGATGCTGAGATTCAAAAGTTTGCGAAGACTTTGCAGGGTAAAGATGGTGTTGAAGCCCTTCAGTTAATGAAAGATAAACTTGATAGTGTTGGGGCATCTGCTCAAGAACAGAGATTTGTGTTTGAAAGTCTAGGTAATGATTTAGGTAATTTACTCCCATTATTCGAAAATGGTGGGGCTTTACTTGATCGTTATGGTGAAGCTTTAACTGAAGCAGGCATTATCAAAAGTAAAGAAGCCATTGAACAGTCTAGACTTCTTGCAGCTCAAACAAAGTCTGTGCAAACACGTTTTGAAGGATTCAAGACACAGTTAGCATCACAAATGATGCCTGTCTTAAATTCACTACTAAGCAGCTTTTTACAAGGTGCCGAGGATGGTGGGCAATTTGGTTCAGTCATTCAGTCAGTAGGAACTATAGCCAAAGGCGTAGCAGTTGGAATTATTGGTTTAGCAAGCGCAATCCAAGTTGTAATTCGACTAATCCAAGGGTTTGTAGAGCAGGCGGCAAATGTTGGTGCTACTTACGCAAACGTAATGACTGCTGACGGTGTTGTTGCTAAAGGGCAAGCACTGGTCAATGGCTTCAAAAATGGTTGGTCTATCGCCAGTGATACTGTAAATGATTCAGTAGCCACCATTAAAGGCTCTATGAAGGCTATGAATGATGTACTCGATGCATCGGTTCCTAAACTTGATAAGCTTGGTCAACTGTATTACGACACAAGCGGTGCAATAGACAAAACCAACAAGGGCCTTAAAACTAACGCAAAAGAAGCAAAAGATGCAGAGAATGCAGCCAAAAAAGCGGCTGAAGCCTCTAAAAAACATGCTCAGGAACTTGAAAAAATAAGAGAAGAGCAACTTAAGATTCAATATGAATATTCTGATAAATCCAAGCAAATAGAAATGGATTTGCAGAAAGAAATTGAACGCCTTCAAAAGTACGGAATGACTCAGTTTGTATCTGTGGCAATCCAGAAGGCTAATGATGCCAAACTCATTAGTGACGCTCAGTTAGCTTATGATCTTTATTCTTTCAAGATGAATGAACAGGAAAAGCTAAATGCTAAGACCAAAATTGAAAGCCTTAGAATCCAAAAGAGTCGTGAATACAATGCTGATGAGAAGAAGTCTCGCTTAAAGGCTCTTAAGGAGCAATATGATTATGAAACCAACTTAATCAATCTTGCAGCGGAGCAAAGGAAGCGCGCTTATGAGCAAACTTACACTAACTCTTTAAAGGAAATCCAACAAGCTAGAGCACTCCTTGCGGCACCAAAATCTGAACGTGAAGGCCTTTCGACTCAATTCGGAGAAAGCAATGCAATTTCTGACAACGATAATGCGTTATTGAATGAACAGGACAGCTTGAAGGCTAAGCTAGCCAAAACCGAAATCGACACGATTGAGTACAATCGGAGGATTGAGGAAGCTGTAAAACTCCATGAGCAAAATAAATATAAGATCCAAGAGGAATATGCGCAGAAATATCAAGATTTGCAGAAAGGTCAATATGAATCTCAGTTGCAAATCTGGTCAAGCCTTTTAAATCAAGGTCAATCTGTATGGTCTAACTTGACTCAATCGGTAAAGGATGCGAGTGGTGAGCAATCCAAGCGATATAAAGCTATGTTTGCCATGCAGCAAGCATTTGCAATTGCATCAACGATTGTTTCTGCGCATCTGGCAGCCGCACAAACTACTGCTGATATCACTCTTCCTTTCGTGGGTAAAGTTCCAGCAGCATCGGCAATTTTAGGTTTTGGTTATGCTCAAGCCGCAATGATTGCAGCTCAAGCTATAGCTGGCTTCTCATCAGGCGGCTACACAGGCGATATGGGCCGTGGTGATGTTGCTGGTGTTGTTCATGGTCAGGAATATGTATTGAATGCCGCTGCTACTAAACGAGTCGGCGTAGATACATTGAATGCTATTAACTCAGGTCAAAGCATTGAAAAGACATCTTCAAATCAGCCTATTGTGAATATTTATAACTTACCTGGTCAAACTGCCGAGGTCACTCAAAACAGTGACGGTACTTTAGACGTTCGCATTAGACAGATTGCTAGTGATGTGGCAGAGCAGACTATGTTGGCTGGATTGAATAATCCAAACAGCCGAATCAATAAGTCTATGAAACAAAACTTTAATGTCGCTCCTAAGCGCTAAGACGAGGCAATTATGAACACATTAATGTATTGCTCAACACAAGAGGGTTACTCTGTTGCCTATAACAGCGGAGTAGGCTCACAGGCTTTAGATGGTGGTGCTGATAGATATCGCAGATTGAGTAAAAACAGTTTTCACACAGTAAGCGTTCAATGGAAAGTTCTTGAAAAAGGATTCCAGTATCTAGATGCTTTTTATAATGTATGGTGCGAAACACCAGGAGAGAAGTTTAATGCTTCTCTTCGAGTGAATGGACCTGAGTTTAAGCCCTATGAATGCTACTTTGTTCCTGATAGCTTTCAACTTACTAACATGCAGGGCCCGGTTTATACAGTTACTGCACAGCTAAAAGTTAAGCCAATAGTCGACTCAGAGTTAAACCACATTATCGTTGAAACTGGTAATGGTGGATCTGACTTAGCATCACTCGTCAATCCTCTAGAAAAGCTCGTTAATGAAGACCTGCCAAACGCTATGGAGGGGATTTAGATGCCTGACTATACCTCTTTCTTTCTGAATTCAAGCAGTGGTGTGGTTCCGCTGGAATGTGTTGAGATTTCCCATCCTGATTTCACTGAACCATTTCGCTTTGTAAAAAACGATACGGAAGGTGTAACAGTAAAACATGAGTCGGCGGGGCCTGACATTCAATATGATTATCAAGCAATGTCCATTCAGCGCTCTACAGTCACAAACGACCTTGACCAGAAGCTTAGCCTAACCATTGGCGATGTTGAAGATGAGCTTATTAAATCGGTTGTTTCTGCTCGTCGTGGCACTAACTGGAAAGTTAGACCAACAGTAAAGTGGCGGCTTTATCGAGATGATGATTTAACAACTCCAATGGTTTCTCTACAGACATTAGAAGTTGCTTCCATGTCTAAAGATGGTTCAGGCAATTGTACTTTCGATGCTCAAGCACCTGAACTTAACAGTGTAAAAACTGGTGAGATATATGACCTTGAGCGGTTCCCATTATTGCGAGGCATGATATGAATCTTGATGACTTGCATAACCGTGTCTGGACCAAGGACTACACCTGCAATGAATTCCTATGTGAAGCTTGGGAACGAGTTACAGGTAAGGACTTAAAGAAACGTCTTGATCGATTTCTTAACGGTAAAGGCCGTTTTAAAAAGTTAACCGAACCAATTTCACCTTGCATTGTCTTTTTCACGAATGGCAAAAGAAGCTCAACACATGTTGGGCTTTTTTATTGCGACAGAGTTTTGCATTTGACGGGGCGAGGGGTGCAGTACGTACCGCTTGAGATTATTTCCATGAACTTTCGGGAAACGAGGTTTTACACATGAGTTTGAAAAAAGTCATCATCGTTCCTGATCCGTATAGTGAAGAGGGAAGGTCTGAGGCAGAAGTTGAAGATGTTCTTGCTTATATATATCAACAGTTTTCAATCTGGCCTGAGAATGCTCGGATTTATCATAATGATATTGCCGATACTTGTGATGTAACACCAAGCAATCCTAGAAAAATTGATGAACAGATTCGTTATTTACAATCACTAGAAGGTACTTTTTATGTTGTGGTTAAGGGTGCAGTAATTTGGTGGTTGCCATATCTGTATTATGCAATTGTCGCAGCTACAGCAGTTTACAGCCTCTATACAGTGCTTACGATGCCGAAGCCACAAGCACAACAGGCAGGATCATCAAACAACGAATTAGCCCAACGCTCGAACCAAGCACGTATAAATGGTCGAATTCCTGACATCTTCGGACTTTTGCGCTCATATCCTGATTTAATTGCACAGACCTACACCATTTATAAAGATGGCATCGAGATTGAAGAATGCTTGATGTGTATAGGGCGTGGTTATTATCAAATTTTGGATATGCGAGACGGGGACACAGATGTTGCGAATATTGCTGGTACATCGGTTTCTGTTTACGACCCATTTACCTCGATAATTGGAACACCTATTTATCAAGTTGGCGATTCTTTTACTGAACTACCTAAGTTCGTACGAAACTCAGATTCAATTAATGGGCAAACGATTGAACAACCAAATAGTGCAGTACTTGAGTCAAGCAATATCTGGTTTCAAAGCCCGAACTTAATTAAATCAACTGGCTTGGACTTCACACAGAAGTTTGCAGCGAATGATCGAATAGCTTTGAGTGGTGCTGTTTACGGTGTGCAAGATGTGAATCTATCAGGCTCAATCATGGTGAATGATGACAAGATGGTCATCATCGAATCTTCCACCAATATTGATAATCCAAATCTGTTTAAGGGTTTGCTACTCACTGGTGCCTTGGTTGATATTGAAACAACTTCAGGAACACCGCCAGTCACAGAAACAAATACACGTGATTTATCTGGGCAGTATGTAGTTTCAGGTGTTACTAAGACGGTTATTTCTGGTGGGTTTCACTATGAAATTACTTTATCCAATCCTGAAAAGGTTAATGCCAACTGGCAGTATGTGAATAACAGCTACACCATTACAGCAGGGGCATCTTTAAATCGAAACTCTAATTCAATAACGCTAGATGACACTTACACAATCAATAGTGTAACGGCTGATACGATTGCCTTAGTGAATCCCTCAGCCATCAATAGTGATTGGGATAAGCTACTAACACTTCCGAACCAAAGCACCCAAGGACAAGACGTTTTAGTCCGCTTTGATGCTGTAAGTTCTAAGTATGTCGGCTGGTTCAACTTTGATATGCCTGAGGCAACTCAAGCAGTGTTTAACTTCTTCTTTCCTAATGGTCTGTTCTATCAAGACAGTAAAGGGGGTGTATGGGAAGAAAAGATCACAGTAATTATTGAATTACAGGCGATTGATAGTAACGGTGATCCGGTTGGTGCTATCACAACCATTAATCAAGAGATTCGAGCTAACAACAAATCTCAGTTTGGTAAAACGATTTATATCGACCTGCCAACAGCTGGATCTTTTCGATTCCGGTTAAGCCGTACCACTCCAACTCAAGCAGGTAAGACACAAGACACCTGCAAGATTAAGGCAGTGTATGGCATGACTGATTCGACTATTAGTGACTATGGCAATGTCACAGTTGTTCGTTCTCGCACAGTGGCTACAGATGGTGCTTTATCTATCAAGGAACGTAAGCTCAACTGTTTAGTCAATCGTAAGCTGCCAGTTGATGGAACAGGCCCTTTACAAGTCACACGTTCAGCAGGTCAAGCACTGATTAATCTTGCCTTAGATGAGTACATTGGCCGCCGAACAAGTGCAGAAGTCGACATTGCACAAATCAACGCTGAAATTGCAAAAGTTAATGCATATTTTGGCTCAGATGTTATGTCTGAGTTCAATTACACCATTGACGATGACAATCTAAGTTTTGAAGAAATCGCGGGCATGGTTGCAAGCGCTGCATTCTGCGAGCCCTACCGGTTCGGAAGTCTTACTCGAATCAAGTTTGAGCAACCTCAAGAAAACTCAGTCTTACTTTTCAATCATCGAAACAAAGTGCCTTTAACTGAAAAAAGGTCCTCTACGTTTGGGATTCAAAAGGACTATGACGGGGTGGAGCTTGAATACACATCTGATGTAGATGACGCTCGCATTAAATACTCAATTTATTGGGATGATGCGACAAATACAGCAAAAGAAGGTGTTCTTGCAAGAAATCCGCTAAAGATTACTACTACAGGTATTCGCAATGAAGAACAGGCGAAGACTCGCGCTTGGCGTGAGTGGAATAAGCTCCGCTACAAGTATGTTTCGTGTGAAGTGGAAGTGTTAGATGAGTCTGAATTACTGATCCGAAATGACCGAATCTTAATAGCCAATAATACAGTTGTTGACACACAAGACGGTGAAGTCACTTGTGTAGAGGGTCTAACAGTGATGACTTCTCAGCCGTGCAAATTTGAAGTTGGGCATGAATACTATGTTCATCTGCAGATAGCCAATGCCACTGTCGACATGGTGCCATGTACTGTCGGAACAGATGACTATTCAATAGTTTTATCAAGACCTCCTGTGCAGCCACTTGTTGTAGATCCTGACCGATATGTGAAGACGCTTTATACATTGGTTAGAGCTGATCAAGCCGAGATTGATGCATTCATGCTCGAAGAACTTACACCACAAACCCAAATGACCAACACGCTGAAGGCATCCAATTATGATGACCGATTCTATGAGCGTGACCACGACTTTATTTAATTAATTAACAGAAATCTAAGCCCCTTAACAGGGGCTTTTTTATTGGCTGGAGAAAAGTAATGGCTGATGAAATCGTTACTCGTCAACAACTTGTAGATGCTGGGTTGGATGCTGAAAGCTTACAAACGTTTATTAGCGGCTCGGATGTAGAAGATGTTTTAACTCGATTGGGGAAAATCTATCCTACTCTTGCTAAGCTAATCCGCATTTTAATGGAAACAGGGGGGTGGAAGGCTTATCAAACTGAAGCTGCACTACTTGCAACTCACCCAACAGTTAATCCATCAGTTGGCTATGCATTCGATACAAAGAAAATGTATTTGTGGAATGGGACAAGCTGGGTTGATGAGGGGTTGAGCCCATTAGATTTGGCAAAAGCTTATACTGATAATTTACGTGATCGAGTGTTTTTTAATGCTATTAACACCGACTTTAATATTCTGGGTTATATAAACTCATCAGGACAGTTAGCAGCATCAACCACAATTAAATCAACCGATTTTGTTGAG